AGACGATGACGAAGTGTGTGTGCTGCAATCTCCTGGATTGAAGGAGGTAAATCTTTAAATTCCATCGTCAACCTCATTAGTCGGAGTTTCTTGCTAACCAGCGATGCGCGCCAGCTTCGGTTTTAAACGATTTGCTTTTGGTATACGTCATGGCGGTGAATGTGCCGTCCTGATTGGGAAACACGCCACATACCAGAGATTCGTTGTTGCCAAGATCGATAGTATCCATGTTGACCTCATTTCCCCTTAACGCCGGGTGGCGGAACTAACTGCTGCACTGCAAAATTTGAATCCCGCCGTCATGTTCATACGCCTCGGGCTGGCTACTTAACCCCTGACCACTGCCTGGTAACTCGAAGTATTGCCCGGCGTTCTGTGGGGCGGGGTGGGTTGGTAGGTATATAATGTACTTTGTGTTCATCATTGTAAAGTACTTTAAGTACATTTTATGTATAAAAAAATGAGACGGGATAAAGTGAAGCACAAACCCGGAGGGGGACGCTACCGGATTTATGCTGGTTTAAGAGGCTTTTTGTTTTTTCTTTCGTGCTAACTCTTCGTAAATTGCATTGTACTTCTGTTTTTTCTCCTCAAGAGTTTTTAAAAGTTCATCTGTCTCACTGTCAGGGAGCTCGTCCAGAAGGTCAATGATGATTTTTTGTCTTGGATTTAACTCCTGATAGAAACGTATCTGTCCACTTTCTTCTGTATCCTCTCCCAAAAGATAGGTTGGTGTTGTTCCAATGAGTGTTGCTAATTCCCTTAATTTCTCTCGGCGAGGAATTGTTTCACCATTAAACCATTTGCTAACCGCTTTTGGTGTTAATTTCATTCGACGGGCAATTTCTGCCTGCCTTCCATGTTGTTCATAACCAGCGTTTTCACAGGCTAGCGCAAGCCTACTGGCGAACTCTTTACGCGCTTTATCTTCATGAACCATAAGTTCAATGATATTCGCTCTTGAATGTACTGTCAGTTCTGTTATAGCATGTACTCAAAGTTCACATTGTGAGGGTGATATGAACCAGAAAACACTTGAAGATGTAATCAAAACTGTTCGCGTTTCTGTTGTGGCCGACGTTTGTGGTGTCAGCCAAAGAGCAATCTACAAATGGATGGATAACGGTAAATTGCCTCGCACAGAATATACCGGCGAAACAAATTACGCTGAAAAAATCGCTCATGCATCAAACGGATTATTTTCTGCCGATGCAATTTTAACTATTGGCAGAAATAAAACTACTACGAAAAAGCTGATGGGAGTTGATTCATGAAAATCAAGCATGAGCACATCGAATCAGTGTTGTTAGCCCTGGCAGCCGAAAAAGGGCAGGCGTGGGTCGCTAACGCAATTACTGAAGAATATCTGCGCCAGGGGGGCGGCGAATTGCCCCTGGTACCAGGCAAGGACTGGAACAATCAGCAGAATATCTATCATCGTTGGTTGAAAGGTGAAACGAATGCGCAAAGGGAAAAAATTCAGAAACTGATCCCTGCGGTTCTGGCAATTCTTCCTCGCGAGCTGCGTCACCGACTCTGCATCTTCGATACCCTGGAACGCCGTGCATTACTGGCGGCACAGGATGCACTGAGTACGGCAATTGATGCGCATGATGATGCAGTCCAGGCCGTTTACCGTAAAGCACATTTCAGCGGCGGCGGTTCTCCTAGCGATTCTGTCGTAGTGCATTGATTGAAATTAATCGTACCGAACTGTTTTGTTCGGTATCAGTTAAATGTAACGCTGCGAGCGTTACAAGGTGAAAACAAATGGCTTCAAACTGGATAAAGCTCGAAGTTATTACGCCGGATAAGCCGGAAATATTCAGGCTTGCTGAGATTCTGAATATTGATCCAGATGCCGCATTAGGGAAAGTCATTCGCTTCTGGGCATGGGCGGATCAACAAATGATAGACGGTAACGCAGAGTGTAACGCTCGCGGCGTTACAAAAAGTGCAATAGATCGCATCACTTTTATGGCTGGTTTTGCTGATGCGTTAATTCAGGTTGGATGGCTGGTCGAAACTAATGGTGTGTTGTCGCTTCCTAACTTTGAGCGCCATAACGGGAAAAGCTCTAAAAAACGGGCGGTTACAAACGAGAGAGTAACAAAAATACGAGAACTGAAACGAAAAGGTAACGCTGCCAGCGTTACAAAAACGGATCAAAAAGCGTTACCAGAGGAAGAGAAAGAGGAAGATATAAATACTTATCTCCCCCTAAATCCCCCTCGCCAAAAACGAGCGTCTAAAAAATTCGAACCGGAGGCTATCGAGCTGCCTGACTGGTTGCCGGAAACACTCTGGCATGAGTGGGTTCAGTTCAGGCAGGCATTGCGAAAACCGATTCGAACGGAGCAGGGCGCTAACGGGGCGATACGGGAGCTGGAAAAATTCCGCCAGCAGGGTTTTTCACCTGAGCAGGTGATTCGACACAGCATCGCCAATGAATACCAGGGCTTGTTCGCGCCGAAAGGTGTTCGGCCAGAGACGTTGCTCCGACAGATTAACACCGTCTCGTTTCCGGACAGTGCGATCCCGCCAGGCTTCAGGGGGTAACAGACCATGAAAAATATTGCGACAGGCGGCGTTCTGGAACGTATCCGCAGACTGGCCCCGCCACATGTAACCGCGCCATTCAGGACGGTGGCGGAGTGGCGCGAGTGGCAACTTGCAGAAGGCCAGAAACGTTGTGAGGAGATCAACCGTCAGAATCGTCAGTTGCGGGTGGAAAAAATCCTGAATCGCTCCGGCATACAGCCGTTGCACCGCAAATGCTCGTTTGCGAATTACCAGGTGCAGAACGACGGCCAGCGATACGCGTTGAGTCAGGCGAAATCTATCGCTGACGAACTGGTTACCGGATGCACAAATTTCGCGTTCAGCGGAAAACCTGGTACCGGAAAAAACCATCTGGCGGCGGCTATCGGGAATCGCCTGCTGAAAGATGGCCAGACAGTGATTGTGGTTACCGTGGCTGATGTTATGAGCGCCCTGCACGCCAGCTATGACGACGGGCAGTCAGGCGAAAAATTTTTGCGGGAACTGTGCGAAGTTGATCTGCTGGTTCTTGATGAAATTGGTATTCAGCGCGAGACGAAAAACGAGCAGGTGGTACTGCACCAGATTGTTGATCGCCGGACAGCGTCAATGCGCAGCGTGGGGATGCTGACAAACCTGAACTATGAGGCCATGAAAACATTGCTCGGCGAGCGGATTATGGATCGCATGACCATGAACGGCGGGCGCTGGGTGAATTTTAACTGGGAGAGCTGGCGCCCGAATGTTGGTCAGCCAGGTATTGAGAAGTAATTTTTACCGGGAGGAAATTTTAATGGAGACCGTTTTTGACGCACTGAAAGCGATGGGAAAAGCCACGTCGGTAGAACTGGCTACGCGACTTGATATCAGTCGAGAAGAAGTGCTGAACGAGCTGTGGGAACTGAAAAAGGCTGGCTTCGTTGATAAAAGCGTATACACCTGGCGCGTGGCTGATAACAACGTTCAGCAGGAACAGCCAGCGCCGGCAGAGCTGCCGGAAGAAACCACCATGGCAACAGTAGCGAAAATCTCAGAGTGCGATTTAACCGCGACGATTGAACAACGTGGCCCACAAACGGCGGATGAGTTGGCTACATTGTTCGGTACCACATCACGCAAAGTAGCTTCAACGCTGGCAATGGCTATCAGCAAAGGACGCCTGATTCGCGTAAACCAGAACGGTAAATTTCGTTACTGCATACCGGGCGATAATTTACCAGCAGAGCCGAAAGCAGCATCGGTAGCGGAAACTGATGGTAAGGCCTTTCCTCAGCCCACAGGTGTTGCGTTACCAGTACAGGAGGCTGCAACACAGGAAGATATTAAAACAGAAACGGTGGCGGACATTGTGCAGTCGCTGCCATCGTTTACTGAAACGCGAGCGGATGACCTGGTTTTACCATCGCTGCATATGGCAAACCGCGAACTGCGTCGGGCGAAAAATCATGTCCAGAAGTGGGAGCGAGTCTGCGCCGCGCTGCGGGAGCTGAACAAGCACCGGGATATTGTTCGACAGATTTTCGATTCCTCCAGTCGTATTGTGTCGGAAAAGTGATTGCCGGAGGCACCTATGGCAAAAGTATTTACACCAGAAGAGCGGGAAAAAATTAAAGGGCAGGTTGTTGAACTTGTACGTCTGAGCGGTCGCGAGACGTTACGGGCTCTGGAGGCTAAAACCGGTGCATCAAGGTATTACATAAGCACTCTCGCCAGAGAACTGGTCGCCAGTGGTGATGTTTACAATTCAGGCTACGGATTATTCCCGTCTGAGCAGGCGCGTAAAGACTGGCAAAACGCCCGCAAAAAACTATCAAGGGCAAAGGTGAAGAAACCGGTTGTGGTTGATCCGGATCTTATCTGGTCATTACCAGACGGAGAAATACGCCGCTACGACAGGCGTCTGAACATAATCTGTAGCGAGTGCCGGAAGAGCGAAGCTATGCAGCGTGTACTGGCTTTCTATCAGGGTAATTTTCAGAAGGTGCTGTTGTGAGCCAAATTAACAATCGGAACTTCGTGAAGAGAAAGCATAATCCAAATCTGAATAATTAAGTTCAGCACTGTAAATAAAATTTAATCCTTAACTGGAGGTATATTTATGTTAAATACACAGAAAGCCATTAATGCGGAAAAATATAACGAGTGGGCAAG